ATATAGTTTTGTGGTCTATATCTTCCAGATGTATATTTTTTTAGATACTCGTATTGTAAGTTCTCTAAATCAGGATAATGATCTTTACTCAAATCACTTGGAGTACCAATAAAATCATCAATACTAAGACCACCAAACTGTTCTGCAATGTCTTGGTTCACCTCATTAACTGGCGATAAGTAAACACCTAGTCGTGGTGAATCGGCAGGATAGTTGTCTGTTAAAGATCTTTCTGCGCTATTATCACGATATAGTTGTGAATCCCCTGCTAAAAAAGTTTCGTCAATTCTTATTTTATTACCAACCTGCCTATTTGCTCCTAAATCAGGCCACTCCATCGAATGGATCTCCACGTTAGGTTTGTGTATTGATCCACTAAAGTTGTAAGCTCTAATATCAGTACCCGTTTTATATTGTTGGTTTGGGTGTGATGAAGAAACCACTAAACCACTACTACCAGTAACTGCTAACTTTTTATTGTCAGCTCCTAATGGATGACGCATCATCAATGTATAGAAGCTAGACGTACTTCCGGTATATGTATCAGATAAGTTTCCTTGGTAACTTGTTGGTGCGAGTGTATGATTATCTAAAATACTGTCTTGTAATGGTTCACTCCAATATCTTAGCTCTTGAATAGAACCAGTCCACAATAACATTGAATGACTCTGTGCAATGGTATATGATCCTGTTCCAGGTAGCCATAAATGGCTGCTAGATATATGGGAAGTTGTCCAGGCATTATTGTAAGAGGCACTAGTTAATCCAGTTACAGTGATTGACGAACTTTGTGAAAATACTACTTTTTCATACTTCGCTTTTTTAACAATGAGTGAGTATGTTTGAGAAACTGAATCTGTGTTAGTAGCTTGTGATCTATTAACTGCAACATGATACCAGTCGCCATCGTAGATTGAACAACTAATACTAGCTGTAGCCCATGTCGTTGAGGATCCCCATGTTGATGTGGAGTTATTATTATTACCTAAGTATAGTTTTAAATACTGAAAGTCTCCAGATTTAGAAGCTTCTAAATACCACGAACCGGATTTCTCCATTAAGCGTTGTATCTTCGATTGACTTACTGCCATCTTTACACGCAACTCTACTGCATTTGGATATAAAGATTGTGATCCTATACTATCCCAATCAGCTCTCAGTGTTTGTACTGGATTTCCAGATATTTGACCGTTATAGCCTACTGTAGTTGAGTAATTAAAACGCTCATGAACCCAATCAGTTTTTGTATCAAACTCTGGTTCAGCTCCGCCATATTCACGGATTCTGAGAATTGTTTGTGGAATACCAAAACAGTTGATTAGCGCTCTAACTCCTCGTTCTGTACCTTTAGTTTTTAGGAGGTAAGGAAGGTTATTGATAATACGCTTCCAAGTCTCTTTGGTTTTATCCTCACTCGTTATGCTATATGTTGATGCTAAAGATCCGGATACACTAGTACCTAGAGCATAGTCCCACAATTCTTTAAGAGTGTTTCCATTCTCAAAATCTATACCTAAATTCTTACCAACATGATATATCAAGTCTTTACTAAATCCTTCTAGAATTGATTCTTCTCTAGAGTGCAGCTTAGTCATATGCTTGACATAAGCAAACATGAGATCGTAGTAATGACCAATCATGTGAGTGAATAATACATACTCTTCGTTTGTACTATCCTCTAGAACGTGTGCAGGTATTAGTTTATATAGTGCTGATTGATTATTTTGATCATATAAACTGGCACTACTATAAATGCCATCAAACCAACTCTCAACCTGAGATGAAGTTACTGCGTAATTTACGTATGGCCTAGTGTTATTTGATTTTGGCCATGTAGATGGGTAAAACTCACCAAAGCTGTTTGTAACATAGCTACTGGATTGATATAACAAATACTTCTCGTAAGAGTCCATTGATCCAAGCAATGCAGCTTTTTTTGTTTTAGTGTCTGTAATGTTTGTTTGGAAGTATATACTACTAGAAACACTACTACTAGGTAAGCCACTTAAATCAGTTGTTAATGCTGCTATACGTGAATCATAGGATTCAATAAGCTGCATTTTATATTTGAAATTTAATAAGCGTTCAGTTGCAGATCCAAACTGGATGTGGTTACTAAAATGCCTAAAATCAATGTTTAGATTGATACCCTCTAAGAAAGAACTACTTAATAAGGTTCTTATGATATCCTCAGACGTCTGGGTTGTTGTTGATAATAAATCATCCCAGTCCTTATACTGCGTACCTACAGCTGTTTGATCTTTATTTATTGCATCCCAGTTTGGACCTGCAATAAAGGTCTTTCTCGTTTTGAGTTTAGGTGGTACAATTGTGATTGTATCAACCAAACTATCACTAACTTGCTGCGATAACCAAATTAAATCTCCAATATTAACACCATCCGGAGCTGGAGTATTTAGTTTGAAGATTATGCTGTAAGGAGTTGTTGAAAATGTAAACTTATCTTGTACATAGTCAAATACACGCATTGATGTATTTGCATCTTTAAATAAGAATAAGTTTGTTAATGTTTGACTCTTAGGAAGTTTAAAGAAACTATCAGCAAAAAAATCCAGAAAGTCAACATTAGATATAGTATTTGATATAGCAGGGATAACTCTTATCTCTAATCCATCAGCACTAATCTCTTGAATTTGTAATTTATGACCATCTCCAGAACCTAAAAGGTTACGATGAAAGGCATATGTAACTCTGTACTTACCCGAAATATAATTTAAGTCGCTTAAATTCTTTTCTGGATCAAGTGTTATTTCATTATTAGATTGTACAAAACCATCAATACGATAGTTTGATTCTAGGTATTGATTATTTGCATTCTCTATATCTAAACGAATAACATCGTTTGGATAGTTAGCTACTCCGTTACTGTAAGAACCAAAAGACTTAACCACCAATTGTTGTGGATCCTTTTCCTTTTCCTTTTCTGCTAATGTTACATAAGCATTTTCAGATATCTGATCCTCCAAACTCTTGACTAACTTTGTTTTGATAGCACTCCCTAGTGAAGATTCAACTTGTGAAGCTTCAATATTTTTAGCCGGAATGTTGATTATGTTTTTAGCCACGTGTTTTTATATAAATATGATGATTGTAAACTTATTACAAGTTACTCTCATCTAGATTCTCTGGTATATACAATCCTAAGCTGTAATCACCTGCTGCACGATCCTCATCTTCCTTAGCTAGGATATCAGCTTCATCCATTAGAGCATCTGGCACACTTGCTGCGTTCAGTTGAGCTGCTTTATCGTTTTGCTCTTGAATACTATTAATATAACTTTCCTGATTCTTAGCTAGTATAAATGGATCGTTTATAGCCGGTGCTGTTGGCATGCCATCAGGTTGTATTAGTGTGTATGTAAATGTGGAAGCATCTGCAGTGTTAAATGCAGCCGGATTTTGATATCGACGCTTTTGTAAACCTAATACAGTACTCTCTTGTGGCGGTATTCTATAACTAGCAAACTCTTCAGACACTCCAATATCATTAGGAGCAATGAATAATTTCATTTTAGAAATACCACAGCGAGGATTTCCGTACTCAACAAGACGACGACTCAAACCAGTACTCTGACCATACTCATTTGTATAAATCTCCTGCTCTGTCCAACCTTTCAAATTTGGATCAACATCTAATAAAATATCTGAAGTATGCTTAAACACAACATCTACGCGAATCGATCTTGTTTTCGTTGGAATGATTATATCCTTACCAACACCAAACATCGCTGCTGCGCCGTGATCTGGAATTGCTCTGTAATAGAATTTATTATCTTGTGAGTATTTTTTACCAAACCATACGTCACCAGGATACGCTGTTCCATGTCTTGTGAAATCGTACTTGTTTGCAAAAAACCTAGCAGCTACATCTCGTAAAGTGGTTTGTGTGTATGGTGTGTGATCTACACCCTTACTAAAGACACCTGACTTTTCAGTGTCAAACATTAGAGCGATTGCATCTGTATTTGTGTATTTTTGACCAAATACTATAATATCGTTATTGCTAGGTGTAATGAACTCGTATAATCCAAAAAGGGTTATTGGAAAGAATGCTTTTTCTTTGATGGCCCATAAGTCTAATTCATTAGGTCCATTGATAACCTCCTCCTTTCTTACAAAACCTCTATCATCAATGAAAGAGAGCTTTATGGTAGTCTTATCATAGCATTGTGGTATGATTTCAATAGGCGTTCCAGGAACTAGTTTATATTTTATCTTACCCTGAGACTCTTCAAACACTAAAGGAAACGCTGCATTCTTTTCTTGAACAATATGATCGTACATTTGTTCTGAATCGGCAATATTGTAATTAAATACCTTCTCACCATCAACCGTTTGAACTTTTATCTTATAGTCTGTGATACCAGCTCCTACATACGCAAAGAACTGAGCTGTGGAGTATTTCACTCCATACACATTACCATCAACAAAATCCGCTAATTCATTAACATCTATAGTTTGCGATAACGTTGATATATCATTGCCACCAAACTTAGCAAATTTAAGTTTATCTCTTGTAAAGTATGTTGGTGTAAAATCCTTGAACTCTGCATAAAGTCCAATAGTTTTACTGTTTTTATTGTACTGATCCATCCAAGCGATGCCAGGATAGAAAGCTGCAAATTCTGATCTTACATAATCCTCATTAGGTACAATTTGTGGAATTACACCTTCCGATATCCAACGCTCACCCTCATCCAAAATACCTAATGATGTTGATGTGAGATTGATATTAGTCATTGTTGGATCACTCTTCAAACGCTTATTATACCAGTTGAAGAATAAACCCCAATGAGAAGCGTTTGAGAAGAAGAACTCCATTGCAACTGCTCCAGAGGTCTCTTTATTAAAATCAATCAAAGGTAGGTTTGCAAATCTAAAACTACCAAAGCCTTTAATTAATGATGTATCATTTACAAACGGCTGAATCTTTATATCTGGATCAGCAGTCCAACCATCAAGACCTCCATCCCCATCGCCATTGCGCAGTAAGTTTTTATATAATAGTGGATGTTTAAGTGGATCAATTATATTCACATCAAACGGTACTGATTCAATAGAGCCAAACTGATTAGACACTTCACAAGTATATCGTCCTGATAGGTTTGGTGTAGATGATTGTTCTTCAACTAAAGCGGCTGAAGTGCCTACTCCACCATTTAATTTATTAAGATCGTAAATCGGAGCCTCATTACGCTTCCACTTGAAAGATAGATTTGTAGTGTCGTTTGGATTATTTACATTTGATGGATCAGCTACACGAATCTCAAAACTAAAAGAAGTACCTTTCAACATATTGATAGTATCAAATGTTGGACTAATACTTTGGTACTTTAGATTGCCATCAATCAAACCTTCAATCCAAGTAAACTGTTGAAAGTTTTTTATCGGTTGAGATAGAATGTAAGGTGGTGATGGATTCCTGGGCATAAGACTGAAATCCCCAGCACGTAATGCTCGTTCTTCTGCAAAGGATGATAGTCTTATGGTTTTTTTCATAGCCGTTTCTAATAAATATTAGAAGTATAAATTACTGAGGAAGAGCAGCGTATCCTATAGTGTAGCTTATGCCATTCTCATCTTCAAAGTAAGATGGCGTTCCAATAACAATACCGTTTTGAGTAGTTGATGGATTGTATACAGCTAATAGTTCGAGTAATGCATCTGGTTTTTTAAGGTTGCTCAGGTGTGCCGGTTTATCGACAGTGGGTAGCAATCCTGTAAACGCTTCGTCCTCTAAATCGATAGTCAAACTTGTGTTGTAAGTTTTATCGATGGTATTATATTTTGCAGTTGGTAGTGAATTAACGTTGTTAACGTAGTTTGTTAAAGCTGTAAGGTATTCTTGTTTAATAGTCTTAGCTTCTGCAAAAGACGTATTAGCAACATCTTCTTTCACAACTTGCAAAATGCCATCCGCTAGATTATTAAAATATCCGTTTGTTTTATATGAACCCCTAACATACTGTCCTACATTTGCATGCAACGCTTTTAAACAGTTTATAGGTGTATCGTTTATTATGATATCCTCACCCTTCAATCTTGAAAAACCTAAACCAGGAGCCATAGAGAATTTCATCTGCGATGGTATATCGCATATCAGATTACCGTATGGATCAATACTATGCTCTAGTTCATAAGTACCAGAGCCAAATCCTGGGTACATATTTTGATCAGATGGTCTAGACAATGTGACTTTGGATTCTGCGCCAGAGAAATCAATATCTAAATAATAGCTTTGAAGTCTTACAACTCGTCCTTGATCAGCTTTATCTATTTTTGATGGTGATAATTTGGTTTGGGTTATTTGCGATCCTTTCAGTCCAAAAAACAATTGTAGTCTGATCTTATTACTCCATAACGTTGGTACATCGTTACCTTGTTCTGGCACTCTATCTGTGATATTAGAAACCGTAAAGCCAGCATCTTTCATCTCTAGAGCGATAGTCTCATAATTTGCCGATGGAACTCCACTTACAATAACTCCTTTTTCTCTAGAAGATTCGTAGCTATCAACAAAACGATATCTAACATAATCGTTAAAGGTGATGTTCAATGCTGAATCTTTTTGTACAAAGTCTGGTAAGCTCTCCACCGTAACCGTTGAGTTGGGTTGGATTGGTAAAATTCGAATTGGATCAATTCCTAGATTTTTATCGACTTCTGTATTTGTTTGACTATCCTTCTGTCTTATTTTTAAACCTATTTTTAACCTATCTTTTGTTTCAATAACACCTAAATTATTCACTACTGGTTTCCCGTCCGATATAGTATCGAAAGTGAATAGTAGTTTTTTAGAAGCTAATCCATAAGGATCGTATGGCCTACTCTTTATCAGACCAGTTTGTACTACTGACTCAGGTGTATCATTTTTAACCAGTGATATATTTGTATAGTATTCTGTGCTAGATTTTTGTTGAGTTAATACCGGTAGTAGCGTTACGTTGATCGCAGAAGCAAATCCTCGAGGATCTGGTGATGTAGGTAAAGCCTTTACACCCTTTTCTTCGTTTCCAGGAAGTTTTGTTATTTGTGATGTTATAGTTTTACCCCAATCAAGCTGCGGCTTTGTCCAGCGATTTCTTTCGTACGGACTTTCCCAACTAACAAACTCAAAAACCTCTTCACTATTTTCAAAACCCTCTTTCCATTGTTCAAAAATTCTCCAGTCTGAAGTTTGAAAATTTAAGGTTACTCTAACTTTTGTAGTATTTGGGTTTAATCTATCTAATACAACCTTATTAAACTCAGCATACTGACCATAAGCATATCGTACGCTCTCATCTGGATACAATTCATCAGCAACAAACAGTACAGCATCTCTACCATCACCACTTGACAACTCACCAAGTCCATATATATCCTTGTCGTAATATTTTTGTCCCCAATACTTCCACAACCTACTTGTCCATGGATCAGCTAGTGTTATTCTATTTTCTTGTTTTACTACTGAGCCGTCTTTTTGTAATATATGACTAGCCAATCTAGTCTCATTATCATACTCCTCAAACGATACATAAACATGCTCTTGCACGCCATGCGAAGGACCTGCTAATAAAAAATTCTCCTTACTGATTCTTGGTTTATTTAAAACATAGTTTTGAGGCAATCTTCTGTTTTTTGGATCCACCAACTCCTGCACTGGCATGAATGTTGTCAGAGCGTTTCCAATATAACAGCTGAATATAGCTCTTACACCTTCCACACCAAAAACACCGCCCTTAGTTAGCCATACTATATCAGACAAATCGATATCTTGATAAGCCCTAACCAAAAAAGAACCACCACGCTTTAAAAACTTATATCGTGTTCTTGTGAAGTATGAAGCGTTATCTTTAAGAAACTCTTTCGTCATATCAAACCCTTGAATCACACCAGTATCTAATTGGTAAGGTCTTGGGTGTAACGTATCCATCGTATAACCAAATAAATCAGGTCTATCTGGCTTTATTAGATCGGTTGATGGTATTTTAGTAAACCTCTTTGTTGTTAGATCGTCGTTATTAACCTGCCAACCGTCTGTTCCATTCGCACCATATGGATTATTGATTAAGTTTCTATAAAATAGTGCATCAAAATCCAAATTAAGTACTTCTATTATTACAGGCTCTGTAGTGACTGTTCCTATATCATTACTAATATCGCAAGTGTATGTTCCTGCATCGGAAGGCTGTATGTTATCAAAGCTAACACTATTGCCTGATACAGTCACTTTAGATTGTAGCGAAAAAGATTGATCGGAGTTAAGCATGATACCATTCTTTCTCCAAATGTATGTTAATCCAACAGATGGTTTAACCATCGTTAATATTCCATTCTCAACATTTAGAATTTGTGGTTGCTCTGCTTTAACAGCTAATGTAATCTTAGCTCCTAGATTGATCTTAACAGTACCATCTGGAAAGTAGTATAAATACTTACCACTAGCGTCAGCTGTTTCATAAGGTTTGATCTGTGGTGTAGAAGCTAGCTCGATTGGCTCTACAATAACTGGAGGCCTATTGATAATAGTTGGTAATAGGTCATAGGTTGTTTGATTCTCGTCTAAACTTGAAGTAGCGAGTATCGATATGCTTGCTGACGTTTTTGATGTAACGCCATCACCCAAATCTCCTATCAATGATTGGTCTGGAAATCTCATTAGTTTCTAGTAACTTTAAAAATCCACTTATCATCATACACATCGTAAGATGCATAAGATCCTGAGTTAGGAACTCTCAATACCAATCTATAATATCTTTCTGGCTGAAAGCTGTCCAAGTGTAATTTTACGAAGTTACTAGTAGCATCATCACTAATCTTAGTGTAATTGCTAAAGTTAATAACAACATCGTCATTATGAGCGCTGTAGACAGCATATTGAGTTCCAGCTGGCAATCTGTATCTAGTTAGATATTCTGAAGATGTAGCAAATGTAGCTACTGGATATCTTGATCGCGCTGAGAATCTTATTCTTGGTGTTGACGATTCTGCGTATGATGGTTTTAAGTCGATTGGTGTTATAGTGATCTCTTCATTAACATTTACTGCAGATAAGGTGCCTAAACTAGTACTATCATCATACTTTGCTTCAATAACCGGTAAGTATATTGTGTGCGTATCCTTACTAAAAAATTTAAGACTATTGAATACATTTGTAGATGATTCATCTGTATCACTCTTCTTGATAACAAGACCGTTAAAATCTAAGGATCCTGATTGTACCTTTCTAACAATGGATGTGATATCCATATCAAGATCGGACGTGGTGTAGCTAAACGATTGTGATGCAACACTCGATGTATACCAAGTACCACCACCTGGAGCAGAAAGCCATGATGCAGTCACAGTCGCTGCAAAAGATGCTGTTGACCATGATGTAGCAACGTCATCTGCTGTCTGTTTGTAATACCAACTTACACCAACTTTAGTTTCTGGGCTGTTTCCATAACGACCAATACCCATATTCCAACTACCACTCACAGGATAAGCATATAGTGTGTAGTTAGATGGTATTTCGTTAGCGTCTGATGTATATAATTTTAATGAGTATTGAAATTGGTTTGGATTATATCCTAAAGAGGCAATACTAGCAGACATACTAGAATAATCAAAATCCAATAATATTCTGGAGTTGTAGCTTGAACTACCTACTAAGGTCTTTTTGATTTCAAGCATAGCATCCAAGCCAGTATTCTTCTCAGGATACTGCTCGTATATTGTAGCGTCTTTGGTTGGATAAAATCTTAAAATCATATTTAGAATGTTACAATACGTCCTCTAATATCGTTGTTTGGGTACTTTATTTCAAAAATAGCTGGATCCAAACTTGGATACACTATACCATTACGAGTCGCTTCTGCTAAATCATATACAACAGTACTATAACCACTAAGCTCGTCGTTTAGGTTTTTAAACTTCACACTTGTTACAGTTTGAACACCATTCACCTTTAATAACTCATTAAACACATCACTATAAACTAGCGGTTGATTCATTTGCCACTTATCTATGTTAAAGAAATCCTTCAATGCACTTACACAGTTTAAGATAACTTCATTAGCATTGTAATTTGGTAGTGGTATAATATCAAAATCAACACCTATATTAATAACATAACCGTTTCGGATATTAATACTATCCGTAAGCATTCTATACTGACTTAGATAGGTACGAAGATTTTCTTTTATCGCCCTATTAGCTGTGGTTAGATTTTTATTATTATCGTAAGCTAGCACGTACATATTCAATGCTAATGGATTCGCAACCTTATCATTAACTTCTGATGATTCGATGTTATTCTGTTCGTCTGGTGTTATGAATACCTTAGATACGCTACCATAGGCATTTGGCATTGCATAAGCCCTTATGATATAATCTTCTTTAGTTACAGCTCTATTTTGAGATGCCAACTGTGCAATTGCATTTTGACGAATCTCCTCCAAACTTTCAGCGCTTCTTCCACCCGCTGCCGCAGTTGGGTTATTAATGGCAATCGAGTTTAGTATAGTTGTATTTAATGTTGGATTCGCTGATGGTAAGTTTGTACCGGTTGTATCAATACCAATAACCTCTGTGATAGTGTTACTTGGTACATTAGAAGAAATTCCACCACCTACTAGATAGGTTACTGTTAGCGTAGTGTTTGATGGTACTACACCATAAGCTCCAGTAAATACTGGTGCTGCAGGATCAACTGACCAATCAATATCCTCTTTTCCGGTTGGAAGAGATAAGCTTATATTTTCGGGAGTTGCTAATAATTCTTCGTCTGGTGACGAGCTAACTCCAGAACCAAACTGAACCTCAATACCATCCTCAGTCACACGTGTTATATATCGACGAGGTACTCTTTTTAACTTTAGTAGGTATGGTGTGTCTTGGCTGTGTGTTGCTGCATCTGGATCATTAAAGGCTGTGTTTTCAACTCTTTCAAAGATTGTATCTTGTGCTAAATAAGGAACCTCATACCAAGTGTTTCCGTCAGAGTCTGTAATAGATTGTATTCCTATTAAATTAGTATCCTGCACTAAGAATTTAAAAAACTTAGTCACACCAGTTACAGGAATCTCAACCGTTGTTGGCATAGCCGATACTGCCTTAACCGTCTTCTTAGCTAAGAAGTAATTAGGAGCGCCATTGGCATCAATACTGTATACAGAATATGTTGTTGGATCAAATACGTTATTGATTGAGAAATCAACTTTGTTCTGAATCATGAACTCTATTGCACCAACCGAACTACGAGTACGCATGCCTGGTTGAATTTGTAAAGCATAGCGTGTGTCTGGAACAACATTTGCTCCACTTCCTGATGGAGGTAGTAGCTGGAATACATCAATGTCAACTATAGATGGCACACTAATTTTTGGTTTGTATCCCATTGCAGCTGCAATTGACATTACACTTCTAGTTTCTGTAGCGTGTAATAATAGGTTTTCTTTAAACTGAGAGTCTATGTAGTAGTTGAGAACGTCACCGACATACGCAGCCATTTCAACAAACATCATACCTGGAGACGACTCATTGAAATCGTTGTATGTGTTTGGATAATAAATTCTAGCAAAATCAATAAGACCCTTCTTTAGTGAGTCAAAATCCCTACCAAAATACTGGATATCCTTTGATGTTGTCTTAGATATGTTTGCCATGTTATGATGCGTTATTTACTTGCAGTTCTAACTGAATAGACCTTGTATCAAATTTATTACCCTCTAAGCTAATGCTAAGAGAGATGTTGATTCGGTTATTATCTTCGCTAGGTACCACCTGCAGATCATTAATAAATATGTACGGCAACCAATATTCAAAACTGCTTCGAATTGAGTTCTCTATATCTATTAAAGTTTGTTCTGTAATATTCTGAAAAAGGAAGTTTCGTAAGTCACAACCAAATTCAGGTTGCATTATTCTTTCACCCTTATTTGTCAATAAAAGGTTTTTTGCGTTAGCTACTGCCTGATCTAGTGTAGTGTAGTTCAATTTAAAAGCAGCACCAGCTCCAGCCATCATAGGCAGATCAACCCCAATAGCAATATTAGGTTCGAAGTCTAGCGGATGTACTTTAATTTCAATAGCCATTATCGTTTGTTATTTGCAATGTCGTCAGCTTTCCTTAGTAACGCAGAATAGTCACGCATCAGTGGTGGTGTATTTGTAGGTGTGTTTGAGCTTGGTGGATTGAGTTTTGATCCAAAGTCGTCATCCATCATTGCTGCCATTGACATACCCATCCCTCCAGGCATATTATCCATAGTAACAACACCACCATTCATATCAGGCCAAGCTGCTTCTGGATCTTCTACTGGTGGCTCGTTTTGCATTGCTGTGTAAGTCTCTTGCAGTATGTCTGCCAACGGTCCTTTAAACACAGGCGTTTGTCTTTTTATTAAGGGTTCTGGTTGCACTGCTTTTCTTTTTGGTGCTTCCAATTTTGTAACTGATTGTTGTTTTGATTCAACAATAACGGGCTTAAATGATTTAAGCTCTTCTTTTACAACAGCCCTCACCTCTTCGCGAATTACTTTTCGCATCAAATTGATAAACTCGGTTCCTTTCATGTTGTTTTTATATAAATAGTTAAGATTTTATTTGTACCCTGAGAATGGTACGGGTGGTATACCAGTATTTGCTGGTGGTATAACTAAACCAGTCATAGCTGTTAGCTGAGTCTCAAAGCTTTTGGCTATCTGTCGTATCATAGCTGATGCTCCATCAGTTGATCTAGCCTTTATTTGTTTGAAGATGCCTATGTTAAGTGTTACATGATTTGTGCCAGTTGGACCAGTCCAAGTTGCTCCAGTCCAAAAAGCACGAGCTGCTAAACCAAACATAATAGACATGATTGCTGCATCCGGATTGATTTTCTTTTCCGTTATCTTTTTTAACGCAAGCTGAGCTTGAGCTTCGACTTTAACTCTTTTTATTGCTATTTTTTGTTTAACCTCATCAACCAGTTTCTTAAACTTTTTAGCTATAAATTTTTGAAACTGCTTCAATTCATCAGCTAGCATATCAAATGCAATGGCTAAAAACGACTGGTCTTTATCTAGATAAGTTTTAATTTTAAGTAGTTTTTTCTCTGCAGCAGTCCCTTCTAGTTTTTTTACATCACACAGTACTTTAACCAACTCCCTACTTCTACGCAAGTACTTTCGCTCTAAGTTGATCAGATTATTGACAACGCTAGCATCCATCAATGCACCAGTAGCTAATTGGTCTAAAACACTTTTGATTTCATTTAAACTTTTTGGTGGATTATCAGCTAAGCTAGCAATAGTCTGTAGTGTTTGCTTTCCAGGATAGTTATTTGACAATCTATCAATAGTTTCCTGCAACTCTTTTTTAAAGTCTGTCTCTTTGATATCCTTAACAGTTTCAATTATACCAATAACTAACGCCTCTATAACAAGCATCATTTTAAACTGTCGACGAGCTTTTTCTTTCTCCTTTTGCAAACTACTCTTTACTGCAGCACTCTTATTAAAACCTCTGATATTGTAAACTCCATCTAACAATTTGTTGATGTGGTTTAGGTTTTCTGAGAACTTATAGTTTCCTGCAGCAACACTAGATATCAAACCAGCCAATCCCCTAACAGTATCTGCCGTATACTTTCCTAATTCGATCAATTTTTTGAGTTGATTAATCTTATCACGAATCTTTCTCATTTTATCTTCGGCTGCAGCTTTTTTATCCTTAACATCCTGCACATCGCTCTTTATTGGTATTAAGTTGATTGCAAACACTTTCAGATCCTCTTGAAATTTTTTAAGATCCTTTTTGATAAAATCCTTTACTTTTTCAATTTGATCTTTAATAAATTTTGATATCTTTCTTACTAATGGTCTTATCTTAATCACAAGCCGATTGAGTAAGTCTTTAAGAGACTTTATACGATCAACTAACCATTTGCTTGCAATACTTTTATTTTCATTAGCACGTTTCTTACCTGATCGAATTTCCTGGATTGTGTTTATTAGACTCTTAATTAAAGACTCTAACATATCAATCTCAAGAACGTATTGTTTTATCTTTAAGTTTCTCTTTTCAAAGAATAACTTGAAGGTTTGAAAGTTACACTTTGTTTGAGTCAAAACTAAAGCAGCAGCCTCTCCAAACTCTCCTAATCCAAGACTGTCGACATAACCGCGCATCTTTATGAGTTCGGCTTTAAGATCATTAACCGATAATGGTCCAGGTCCTGGTTGAATCGTATCGATTGAATCAAAGGTTGTATTTTGATTGAAAGTTTGTTCTACGCTTTTTTGCATAGACTTAATCTCATCGGACATAGTTACAAACTCCTGCTTCACACCCTCAATTAGAGTGGTAACTCTACCAATTATATCTCGGCTTAGTTTGTAGGCTTTTGTAAGCTGTTGTACCTTTGTTCTTGATTTTTTTATCTTCTTCTCGTTCTTTTGTTTTAAGGCATTTATTTTTTTTGCCGCAGAGGCATATAAACTCGCAGCTTTACTATCTTTAAGCTTTTTAACTAATTCAGCTTGTTTTTGAGCTAGTTTTTTTTGCAACTCTACAATCTTTGGTTGCAACATTTCTCTAATCTGCTTAATTAAGTCATCCTTACGCTTTTTTAGTTTTTTGAGTTGAGGTTGCACAAAACGCACAAACAAATCAAAGCGCTTAATCTGATCTACAAGTTTTTGTAGTCGTGGTTGCTTGCTAGCTAACTGACTCATAAGATCAAGAATCTTACTAGGATCAATTACACCATTAGCAAATTCAATAAACGTCTTAGCTATGCCAAAAACACGATCACGAAAATACTTTTTCAAGAGTTGCTCACTAGTACCAGATGCAAGAACATTATTAGTTCGCTTTCCATATTCAGAAACAAATAAAGCAATATCACGCAACCCAGCAATGTTTGTTGGATCAAACTTCTTAATGCTTTCAAATAAGCTTATCTCCTCCTTAAACACATCAGCAAAGTCAACTGGACTTAGATTGTTTTGTACTTCATCAAATACACTAGAGAAAATACCCTTCACCTCTTCAATTAGATTTTTTACCTCCTCCTTTATACCAGCAACAATATCAATTATCAAGCCTGGAAGCTCTATAAGCTGTTGTTGAACTTGTTTTATTCTTTCGAGTAGACTCTTAACCTTTGCTGTACGTATTTTGAGCTTTTGTATAAGCTGCTTAACAGATTGAACCAAACTCTCAATTGATCCCTTATCCAAACTAACCTCCTTAGCCAAGAAATAAGCTCTCACTAATGTGTAAAAAGCTCGACTACGAGAATCAGCTGTAATGAATCCAGAGACGCCTAGTGGGTATGGTGGTGGAGCAGTTGGGTTTAATCCAGGTGCCGGAAGTGTTGGAGGTGCTCCTTGTGGAAGTCCTGCTTTAATTGTTGTTATGTAAGCCTTTGTGATAGCATCTGCCCATGAGTCAGCCCCCTTGATAACTCCGTTATCTAGTTGTAGCAATAAAGGCTGAACAAAGGTTGCTTCAAAGTTATATGGCATTACACAGTCAAATTAGTCAATCCAAGATCGGCGTAGAATTTAGTTTTAGTTTTGAGTACGGCGTATGGTCCAAGTTTTGCTTTTTCTGGTAAGTACTCCCAATGCCATTCCTCACTACCCACAGTACGCACAAACCCAAACCTATGAGCATTTTTGCAACACCAAACATAATTGGCTGTGTTAAGTGGTTGAAAATTATCACGACCACCAATGTTTAAGTCGATAGCAATACCACTACCGTGGTTTGATGATCCTGGAGGTGCAGTTGCTGCACTATACTTACTAGATCCCGCTTTGAACACGAAGTCCTCATCCGACCCACTAAAGCCACTTCTACCAACCCATCTACTCTTATCTCGACGAAGTGTTTCTTGCGTTGTTAGTGTAATTGTATTACCCTTAGAACTTACGACTTTTGCATTTTTACCAAATGCTGGTCTGAAGCCTGAATTGATTTTTAAGTTTATACCTGACTTTTTAGCATCAGCTTGCATAGCTAGGAATGCTAGTGCAACTGGACGCCATACAGCCTGACCACCAATAACAACTAGGTCTAGTATTTTGCCTGAGTTATTTTGTACGTTGTGATTTGGTATAGCCTCTAAGTTACCTGGATCTGGGAAGTTGCTAGCATCTGGTAATTTATTTTCAATAACCTTCTGAGCTGTGAGTGATAATTGTGATAAAGCACTTGCGTTTTTAAGAAACTTACCCACAATCTTCTTTAGCTCTGCTTCTTTATCTCCAGCCGACTTTAGTTGGTTTTTAATTTGATCAACACCTATGTAATACAATGCGTTGTCTGCATATGGAACAAACCCATATAACACACTATTATTAATTAACCACTTTTGTATTTCTGTACCCTTTAATACATCTACCGGGCCTGGTTTTATTACACGACCTGTTCGTCTTGGGTCTTGTGTAGTCTTGTTTGGTAATGGAATGACATCAACACCGCTAGCTGATTTGAATGGTGATTGGATTGGTGGCTCATACTCTGCTGCCGATAAGTTGTTTAGATAGTCTTGCAACTTATCAAAATTACCTTCCTTCACAATATCCGTAATAGTTTTTGCTGGATCAAGTAATGGTTTAATCTCTGCAGGTGGTTTGTTTGTTTTGTCTTTTACAAATTTACGTAACTCATCTGCAACATCAAACTTTGACATATAGCTTTGATCCAAGCTCAATGCAATACCCTTATCTACTTGCAGAGCTCCTGCTAAAAGTTGGTATTTATCGTATGCTTCTTGTAATACGATTGCTTGTTGTATTTGGTATACTCTATCTTTTAAACTTGCCATATTATAGTGTGTCTCCGTATAAAGATTCTGCTTCAAAAAAGTCTGGTTGATCTGCTAGTGGGTTTGTCACCACGTTTGAAGGTGCGTTTGGATCCACAGCGCCAGTTGTACCAGTAAATGTTCCAGTCACAGTACCAACCAATGTTGTTGGCGGTTCGGTTACCGTCTTAGGAGCTTCTGGTTCTGGATCAACACCCTCGTGACTAATACCATCTACAAAAGCAAACGTACTCAGTATTTCTGGAATACGAGCTTGTAGTGATGCAAACTCATACATTACATCCTCTCTAAAATAACCCTTACCAACTGGAGTTAGTAGTGTAGCGTTCTTGAGTATAACAAGCAAATCCTCAATAAGGTTTGCCAATTTTGTACCTAACACTACCGGTTCGTATTCATTATCTAAAGTAGCTTGCGCTTTATTTTTTGGTGGTTTTGTATTTTTATCTTTTGTATCACCCTTTCCTGGTACACCCAGAAATACACCGTCCTCACCATACAAAGTAACTCCATCACCCGCATCGATATTAACATTACCTGGCGATGAAATTGCTACACCAGATTGTCCAAACAACATTAAATAATCACTCTTAGAGTTTAAAATAACTCGATCCGAATTGATTAATATTTGACTTCCTGCATAGTTGTTTTTTCTACCTCCTGCGTTACCAGACAAGCCTAGTAGTTTATTAATATCTTGAGCAGCTCCTGATTCCAAATTTGAGGAGTATGTATAATCCTCCATTGGAAACTCTATCTTGGGTAGCTGTGGTACATCAATTGTCACAGTACCAGTAAACGTACCAGTGACGGGTGTACCAGGAGGCACACCACCTTCGTTTGGTGAAGTTAATCCACCAGCACTACTAAGCTTCTGTTTGAGTTGATCGTACGTTACTTTCATTATACCGGAAATTCTATTGATAGGGTTTTATAGATTTCAGCTTTAATTTTTAAATGCTCAAGTTCTGCAGGAGTTAATTGAAACGTGTTTCCTGCATTGAGATTAAACAATTCATTAACCTTTACAAGCACCATCAAATCTGAATCCTTTTCATCGTTTAGCATTCTATTCATAAAACCCTTTCTAAAGTCGGGTCCAGGACTACCTTTATCACTAGTGATTGCTAGTAGTCGGTTACATCTCGATACTAAGAACTTTGTTGTAAGTTCTGGCGTTTTGTTTCCTAAGCTTTGTATCCATGACGCCCACTTAGATTCATTACCACTCCATCCCATCTTCTTAGCCGTATCGTCAAAGTGTGATGTATCGTATACTGATCCACCAGTCCACCAACACGCATTAGCAAGAAAGTATCCTAAAAAAGGATCCTCGGCCATGACAGCTATTGGATATCTAAGATTTTCATTTGACAAGTATCCTGAGAAGAATATTGCCATCACCAATTCACTACTGCAAATTGTATACAAAAATTGTTTTGCTTTTGCATTATCGTTTTTCCAGTTGGTGTGTTTTTTATTCAATGCCTGTGCTGCAGTCTTAACTTGTGGTACCTCTGTATTAATAAACAGATAGTCGAAACTATTTTTAAATGTGTTAAGAGTTACACCTCTCATAGTAGCACCTCCACTATCTTTTGGATGATCTGCCCAAGTACCCTCCCAACGCAATACAGTTGGTATCAACAACTTATTAACCAATTGAATTAGTGGTGGTAGACTAACCTTAGGAGTCACCCCTGAGTTCTGGATACCTTTAAATAATAATTTTTCTTGTATCGCTGGTGCATTGGCATTCACGACACTTACGAAAGAGTCTAGATCACTTTTTAGTGATGGGCTAACTGAAGGTGGTGTAGTATAATCTGCCATGTTATTGTTGCGTTGTTGTGTTTGGTGCTGGAGTTGTTGGTGTTGGTTCTAAAGGTACTCCATCACTCTTAGGTGTTTGATACGCTTCGTCAACCGGCTTATTACTCTCAACAGCTTTTTGCCATAGACCGGATGTATCAGAATCTCTATTAAGAAGTTTTTCCATCTCCTTAGATCCTTTATCAGGAACATCAAAGTTATATATCCAAGTCTTTAATGCTGGTGAGCATGCCAATTCTAATTCAACCTTTTGTGCTGTACAGAAATATATTGATGCATCATCTTTATTGATATCCTCAGCTACAAGCATATCCTTTTCGTTAGTCGTACTATCTCTATCAACTCGCAGAACCATTATACCATCACCATTCAAGCCAGATTGCTTCCAAGCATTGTCTTCCTTTTGTGATGTTGATCCAAAGCGGATTGAATTACCAAAACGACCTTGAAGAATAAAGTCTCCCTCATAAGGTTGTAGCTGCTTATAGACTTTAATCTTATCACCATTCTCCTTTACAGAACCAATCTCTTTAATACGTTTATCAAAACGCTTCTTTGCTGTATCGTATGATATAAACGGATTGGACTTATCTATGTGATACTTATCCGTTCCAATAAATGGATGAGCATTGAATGATGGGTTATGGAGTGCACTCACAACAAATGAATAGAAGTAGATGTTGACCATCGTTCTAGTCAGTGGTGATGTAGTTTCTCCGAAAGCTCTATAAATGATTACTTCCTCACCTGGATATGGATATCGAGCAATTGATCTATCTAACGGATATGCAACCTTAACAACAAGATCCTCCGATCTATTGTATTCAGTTACTAAGTCGCGAAACTTAATTTTACCAACATCTCTAGTAGATTCGTACATTGGCGAATTACTATCCATACAAACCTCCATAACATGACCCGGAAAGGTTTTTAGCTGTTGTAAGCCGTTTTCCCTTCCTGTCTGGTGACCAGTATATAATCCGCCTAAATCTTTAAAGAATGACATTACTTAGTTTCGTCTAATATTGTTTGTGCTTCTTGTAACAATTGTGCGCGTTCTGCTTCAGATAAACCTAACTCATCGCCTTTCTCAGATTTAGCTCCTACAACAAGTAGACGCTGAATGATTGCTGTCAATCTCACTAGGTTATCATCATTCTTAACCGATATCTCTAAGTACTCCTTGATAAGAGGTACCATTAAAGATGCATCAGTCATATTCTTAATCAATGGCTTAAGCTGATCGATAAGACCATTGATCTGTGTTTCTTTCTTCTTTGTGTTGTTGTACACATCTCTGAGTAAGTCGCTAAAGGACTTATCATCAAACAGTAAACTATCCTTATCCATAAACTTGTTTCTAATAAATAGCTAGAAAGGCAAATTGTTATCTGCCTGTGAATTGAGGAAGTTCATCCAACTCGGCTATAAACGCTCGTAACTCCTTTATACGAGCTCCTGCAATCCAAGCTTCTCGATCTTCATAATAACCAAGATCCTTAAGCTGTTGTGGGTCAGTTGTTTTTGGATCAAAAGAAAAAGCGTTAAGGTTTGGACCACCACTAACGCTTTCCCAACATTTGATTTCTTCTTCTAATACTGACTGCAACTTTTCCTTTGAGAATACTACTAACATTAGTACAACCTATCTTTTTGGATTGATCCATAAGTCAGATAATCCATATACATAGCTTTATACTTATCCTTCATAATCTTAACCATCTTCGTTATTTGCTGAGTATTTGCATCAGTCATTTCTCGTATGTAGATGTATAAAGCTTTCTTATTGAATAACTCAATCTTTTCTCTTTTACGAAACAACTCTACAATAGCTCCAGCTAATATTCGATCATTCTTTTTACTGAATATTGATTCTAAATTATCGTCCCAGTAATTAACAAACTTATCAACAAACTCAATCAGATTAGCTTCATGATCTTCTGAATCTGGAATAGCCTCTAAATTAATTTCTGAAGATAAGTCAATACGATCGTGACTGGTTAACTTCTTATAGTTGTTTTTGTTTTTGAGAATGCAATAGTTTTTAGCAACAATACTAAAATAACTAAACGCTTTTCCATTATTCTGCTTAAACTTAGGAAGCTTCTCTACTAAGAAGCTAACCACTTCGTGTTGCATTTGTTGGATAGTTTGCCCATCCGTGTAGTAGAATTTAAAAGTGTGAATAATGTTTTCTACTAATTTTTCAAAAGCTGCTTTTATTTCGTTCTGGTAAATTAAGCTGCGCTCAAAATCGTCTTCTGTACTATTGTATTTAACGATGCTAATATCAACTTCAGGTCCGAAATATAATCGCTTAGTCTTTGGCTTTCTTGTCTTCTTCGGTTTCTGTGTTGACATACTTTGTAATGAAATCATAAAGGTTTTCGATTGATTCGTCTAATTCTCTAAATATTACACCCACCTCATCATCAGCTTGGAAAGCTCCAAGTCTATCTATTTCCTTCATACGATCTCTAGTATCGTAAAAGCGAAAATACAACGCCGAGATAAATCTAACATAAGCTTCGCAGTAGTCTTCAGCTTTTTCTGCGCGCTTATAGTTAATATAAGTTAAATAACCCAGAATACCTACCAGGATCAGTAGGAATACTATAACTGCTGTAACCATGTTTATTATTTGAATAAGTTGTTAAATACATTCATCAGATCGTCTTTTTGAGATTCTGACATATCGGTTGGAATTGTTGGCTTTCTCTTTTCAGATGTTATTGGTTTTGAAGAGCCTTCGTTATTTCTATCCCACATCTCAAACTCAATACGTGATGCCATATGATCAGCGTGATGTAGTAAGATTGGTAAATTTGATCTCAACTTAGACTCACGACTATTAGAGATGTAGTAAGGACGATTACCCTCATCATACAATCCATCATGTGTCTTGATAGCAACATACTCATTAAAGCTTACTGAAATACCTCTCTGCTGTAATAAGAATAAACTTCTATCGGGTACTGGCATAAATGCATTTTCAGGATTGTACTTATACATTCTACCTAAATTCTTGCGATGCCAATCAGAGTCATTTGGAATGTACTGCTCAGCTTCTTCTGTACCAATTTTACCTAAGTCGTGATTCATTGCTGCAAACACTAACTCCTCTTCTGAGTAGTTAATATAGGCACCCATAGATGACCATAACTCTTTCAAACTTAAAGCACACTTGATAACACGATTAACGTGATCCACATAACCACCTGGGAATGCATTGTGGTGGTGATCAATACTAGATGCAGGCATAAGCATAAGACGCTCTGCGTGATCTGTATATAATTGTTTTAGAGATTCTTTTCTATCTCCTTTGATGTAACTATCGATATAGCCAATAAGCTCATCGTAGTTTTGCTGTAACTGTTCTGCTGTTAGATTCATGATATTTGTTTTTGTAACCTTTTTAATTCACTTTCAATTTTCTTAGTAGCTCCTTTACGAGTTTCTTTCTTCAAGAGTTTCTTTAGTTCTGAGTAACGCTTCATTGCATCAGCTTTTTCTTGAGCTTTCTGAGCTTTTGACTTCTTAGGCTTAACAACTATTGGTGTAGCATCATACTTCCCTTTCAGATCAGGTTGTTCTACACCCTTGAAGTAGACTGTACCATTTGCGTGTACAAATTGCTTCATAAAGCGCCATCCCTTTGGATAACCTTGAGCTGCAACTTGTCTCTTCTTTAACGGTTCATCATACTGTCTCATCATATCTGAAACACATTCGTGGCAAGTAATAGCTACAACGCTATCACCGACGTTATGTACAAATGTACCGCAGACTTTACATTCTAATGTTTTGCTCATAAAGTAACTTTCTACTAAGTATAACCATACAAATAAAAAAAGAGAAATCCAACGCTAATTTGGAGAGAAGGGTATGTGTGACATTCTAGTGTCAAAGAGAACTGTGTACATTGTGAAGCCGTCTACCCTATGACGACCTCTATAAATTGGAATGTAGCCATGTATATTATAGTTATACATTGTAGCATCGGTTACTTGACTCTTTTTGAGGCTGTATAAACACATCATATGATCATACTGTAAAAAGTAAATCATATCCGGATCCACAGACTCATTCAGCGTATCTCGTATCTCTTCGATTATATAGTATTGAAACACATATTCATCGTAAAGAGCTTTCTGATCACGCTTATCTGCGTAGTAAATTGACGGGAATAAGGTTTGGCTCATCGAGCGTATTGCCTGACGAGCCAAACTCAATTCGCTTGAGACGTTAGCTAAAAACTTTGATTTAACTAGACTCTCAAAACATCCCATTTATTACTTATTGTTGTGACGATTTGGCTTTGGACCTCTTTTCTTGCCATTCATCTTGTTTGGAGTATTTGCTGTTACAGCGTCAGTGATTTGAGGATTCACAGGTTTGTTTGCTGTTTCTTGTTTTACAACCTTAGTTGCTTGTAATGCAGCTACTTCGGCTTTTAGCATGATAATGCTGCTTGAAAGGTCTTTACCTCTTTGCTCAAGTTTAAGAATAGTCTTAGCCGATTCTTCCGCAAAATCTCTAGTAGATTCGAATTTAGCTTTGTAGTCCGCAGCTTCTTTCTTATTCTCATAGTTGAAATAAGCCAAAACACCTACTGCTAAAAGTGCTCCGATTGAAATTGTTACTGTTAACATAACTTCTTTGTTTTTGTTTTTAAATTAATAAAGTTTAAAGTATATAATTGTACTATTGTACCTTTACAATATCAGGAAAAAAAACCAGAAATCCAACAGTTTGGGAAAAATAATTGAAAATAATTTTAATGTCCCTGTGCGACATACACCTTTGTGTAGTTCTTACTGTTCTTATTCTTGCTCTGTTTAGTTTTAGCATGAATCCCAGGTCTCTTTACTTTTGGTTTCTTCTTGAATGCAGAAACGGTGCTAACTTTTGCTTTTGCCATAGATAGTGTTGTTATGTGTTGTTACTGACTATAAATAGTTTGCAAAAGAGAAAGGCCGGTAAAAACCAGCCCTTCATCACACACACAAGCTATGAAAAACATAGCAAAAGAAAATTATTTTTGTTGCGGGGGCGGGATTCGAACCTGCGACCTTTGGGTTATGAGCCCAACGAGCTACCTCTGCTACTACCCCACAATCTAGTTAAAAAACGCTGAGACTATACGTTTGAGTGATGGATCTTTTGTTGGATTATTGATTCCCTTCTTGTCCACTTCCTTTTGAGAAGTATCCCATCAATGCCGGTGATTTAAGTACACCACTCTTGGAGCTACGTGTTTCGACTACTCTCGTCTTACTTATTCTGTTCAACTCTGCCGAACTGATTAATCCTTGCGGGACTACAGACCTTTCGGACGAATCACCTTTGACTTGCGATCATTGGTGGCACTGGACAGCCCAGTACTAGGTAGGCACCTTTCGTCGGTAGCTGGTAAGCGCTTTTGCTTAACTGTTTAGTGATATTTGCGTATCATAGAGCAAATTAAGGTATTAGTCGCAGATTATGAAAGTAGTGGCTTACCACTAAGCTGACCCATCTTTTGAACGAGTCAATACTCAACTACTCTCTGAGATATCCCTACCTCCATACTTTAAGAGTTCTACATAAACAAACCTTGGTGGGTTCATTTACGGTGCAGTAACAACACCACTTGTACACTGACATTGCCTTTCGGCTTTAAGATCCCTCTTGTATTGGAAACCGCAATAACAAACTCGGATAAGAATGCTTCTTGCAATAAATTGATTCCTATAGGTTATTCTTATTGCTCTTCCGAGCTCAACTAAATGACCTGCATCACCTAGTCATCAAACCAGTTCCCCTACAGTGTTACCCTCGGTACTCAAGGTTTAATGATATCCTACTTGCCTACTCGAGCTCCTTACGAAGCCGCAAACTACATTGACAAAATGTAATTCACTTTAGCCTGGTTTCCCAGTTTATTTAACGACCATAGGCGGCCGATCATCATTTATCAGATTAAATGTCTCATAATCAACCCGAAGGTCTCATAATCAACTACTGAACGGATAATAATATTTTTCAAAGAACGTCGTCACCTTTGTGACCCTTTATTTCTATAAAGATACAACCTTTTTATCAATTAGGCAACATCTTTATTAATTTTTTTTGTGGAGCTGACGGGAGTCGAACCCGTGTCCAAACAGTGAGCCAAAGGACTCATTCACAGGCTTAGTCTATTTTTCTAAACAGACAAACTATCGAGTTTGTATTGCTACTCCCACTCGTAAACTGTAGGCTATTTGTTTAAGGTACAAATTACAAAAACGCGTTTCGTTTTACTTCTTTTTAATCCCATGAGTAATACGGGGGAGATTAGGCAGCTACTGCGTAATACTCCGTAGAATAATCTACGTTTGCGTTTATTGTTTTGATAGGTGTTTAAGGGTTTCCATCTAACCCTGCCTGCATCATCTCAAAGAACTTCTTCTGCCTGTCGAAAGCCATAACAGCCCCAAAGCGTTTAATAAATATACTACCTTTATTTGAAAAAGGCAACAGATACTAAATTATTTTAATAGCATCGTTATCCAATAAACCAATGTACGTATGATAATCGAGCGTAACCTGAATCCAGTGATGGCCGACTTGACTAACACTAAGGTTGAGAGGTGAAGGTTCTCCAGACTCGATATAATTAACCCAGTCAACAATGCGTTTGTGGAGGTCTTCAAGACGCTCTCTGTGTATCCATAAAATTATTTTCATAGTAGCTGAATTATTAATAGTATAGTTGCTAATGCAAGACTGACTCCAACTTTAGGAGTCATCCCCTCTCCCAGCAATAAATTTGTAAACACTGTAAAAACTAAGATACCAACAGCAAACGCCATCAAGCGTCCTGGCCATATCTTACCTTCCATTCCTTCGTAAGCTAAGTCAGTAGCAACCATCAGTAGATAGCTGATTGGTACACCACTAAGACTAATTAATAAGCGATGATCTTTCATCCAAGGCCAAACAAACTGACCGTTAATCTGTAGCCATGCTAAAGATTGTGCTATAAAGAATACAACTATAGAAGCTACAATTAACATATTCATTTGTCTAGTTCTTTTCATTTTTACATACGATTTCGTCAAGAATTCTACCGCGTCCATCTGAAGCATCCATACCATAGCCCCATACCCACTCGTCACCCATAACAAAACCGGCTACATCCACTTCCACTGGACAAGTTCGTTTTTTTAATAACACACACGTGTGAACTTCTTTAGCACCCATCTGCATAAGCATAGACTTTAGAAAGTTTAACGTGTTTCCAGAATCAGCAATGTCATCAAACAGCCATACACACTTATCCTGGACTGTAGTTGGCTCAACCCATTTATATAAGTTAAATTGCTTTTGCTGTTGCTGTACGTAAGAGCTAACACCAATGTATTCAACATAAGGATCAAACTCCAAATGTTTACATACATCAGCAAATAAGGGAACAGCACCCTGTAATATAGGCATCAAAACAACATCGCTACGATTGCGACAGTTTTGATTAACCACATCGGCAATGCGTAGAACCGCTTGCTCGATCTGTCGTGAGTTATATAAAGTTGTCTCCATGAGACAAATATAGTATAAACTCACATAAAAAGCAACAGTTGCTTGGTTTATTTTAGTGTTGGTAGACCACCGATCTTAGGAATACGAGCTTTCCATTTATTATATATTTCAGCTCGATGGTTTGGTTTAATGACTCCATCATCAACTAGACTATCCAAATAATCATCAACCACTTTTTGGTACGGTTGCTTTATAGTCTTTGCTTTGGCATATAAGCCATGGATATTAGCATCAACCTCTTTGGGTAATAGAAAGTACTTGTAATACATTTCTGGATTAGACTGGATCTTCTTACGAAGAGCCTTATCCCCACGGATAAGCTTTGACGGTTTTAATAGGTCAGAATCTTTTCCGTGGGTAAGGTGTTCAATCTCATGTCTCATCAAATCACGCAACCATGGTTGCAGCTTGGAGTACATTGTTTCGTCTATAGAGTTTAATCCAATATGAACCTCAATCTTTGGAAAGTCAGAATCATCTTCTGCACCACCATCGATAAAATGTTTGCCAGGTTCTACGGCATCAACGGATATTGCTAATTTTAATTCAACCTCAAAACTACCTTCAGGAGTTTCAAATTCACCCACTTCTATTCCATAGTCTTCGTCTTCAAAAACATCTTGCAGTGTTTGACCAGGAATAGGATCTTTGAAAATCTCATAACCATTATAGGTTTTTGGATTCTCTGGTGTACCGGCAGCGGCAAAGGCATCTTTCATTACTTTGAAGATGGCTTTATTTACTTCGCCTACTACTCTATCGTAAGCTCCTTCAATTAATAGTCTTGATAGTTTTATCATTTAATATCAGCTGATTCAATTAGGGTATATGTAAAAGACTTACCATGAATAGCAGCAGCCTTTCTACAAATAGCCATGAATGATTCAAAGTCTGCAGCTTTCTTGAATACTTGACATCCTTCAGACCAGTTCTCTACATAAGTAGAGTCAGCACCTGCTTTATGAATGTTAATTCCAAATACTCCTTCTGCAATTTTATTTTCGTCATAAGTCATATCACGATTTGCATCACGATAAACTTTAACTGGTTTTTGTTGTTTGAGAGCCTCGTACTTACCTTGGTGTAATCCTAATGTATGTGAACCTCTGTATTGTCCTTCCACTAGACGTGCTACACCAGCAGCGTTATGATACTCTTTAACACCCTTCTTACCTGGATCGGTTGTGCAAGTCCATTGATGAAACTTCCATTCACCACCCTCTTTATATGAGACTGTCATGGTGTCATCAAACACGTTTGTTACAACATTACCAGTTGCAGAGTTTCTAACTCCTACGATGTTAACATCGAAATCTTTTGCGCCTTCAAACCAAGCATACCCCTTAGCTTTAACAGCGGCTTCAATTTGTTCTCTTGTATAAGCCATTACTTTATTTTAATAGATTGTAGTACTCTTTAAAATGCTTGATACGATCAGCCAAGCCGATAGTACCACCATTTACTCTTTTTGTAACGGATGTAACAACTGCATCAGTAGCACCTTGATCACAAATAGCCCAAAGCTTATTGTTATTGAAAAAGAACGCAGCTGACATTAGAGGGTATTTACTAGCAACAAGTTCTGGATGAGCTAACAAGTCTTCTTCGACCATTTTATCAAAAGCCATATAGTTAGACTTTCCGGTCAATTGAATATATCCGCGACCGCGGTATTTATAGCCATCTCCAGAAGCTTCATCGCCATTACCCATTCTAGATGAATAAACACGATTTGCAATTTTTTCTGGTTGACGTTGGTACGCTTCAGCCAATACTGCAGTTGGGAAGTACTTTCTGAAAATACCCATTAGTCCTTTGGAGGAGTAATTTAAGTTTTCGCTAACAGCTTTGAATCCACCAGACTCGTGACCACATTGTGCCAAGAAGTGTGCTAGACGTAAAGTGTTTGTGATGTTGAATTTAGCTGCTGTGTCAGGAATCTGAGCAATTACTGCATCTGGAATGTGTCCTTTCAACGCATCTAATTTAAAGCTAGACGCTGGAATAACAACCGGAGCAGCAACTGGTGTTGCAGGAGCAGGTGCAGGTGTAGCGGGTGCTGATGTTCCAAACATCTTTCCCCAAGTACCATCACCAACGATACCATCATCCTTTAATCCGTTAGCTTTTTGCCAAGCCTTTACAGCTTCTTCTGTTTTTGGTCCAAATGTACCAATGGCTTCTACGCCCAACTTTTCTTGGAGTTTTTTTACGTCCTCTCCAGTGGATCCTCTTTTTAGTAGCATATGTTAAATTTGAATGTTATCTGGTATTACTAAACCTAACTCATTGAATGCTTTCTCATAAGCTTGGATTCTCGAGAAACCATTCTTCATAATGAAACTACCTGCAAGTTCAACTAGCTCAATAGCTTTATCGTTCTCGTAAGCAATCCACATTAACTCTTCTAATATTTCTTCATTCTGTATACTCATGACTTGCAATAGAATTTGATTTGATTTTTAGCATGTTGAATCAGCCATGGCTCAACATTAGGTATGTGGTTTAAAAAGTCCAACTCGTACGCATAGCAAGAAGCTTCCTCATCGTTAGGGGATAGAGAGCAGTTACCTTTTTTAAAATATAAATGAAGCGATTCATGAACGAGTATAGCTGCTATGTTATTGATGTTGCCTGCTCTCATTTCACGAGTAGATATCATTATAGAAAACCCTTCAGTAGTGCTGAAGTTTCCATTCCAGTATTGTACTTGATTGCAGTTTTGTACTAGGAGATTGTATCGTTGTATGTCATATTGTTGGATAATCGACAGAGCTGAATCAACTTTCGCTTTCCAGCCATCACCGACATCATCCACCTTAATCTGAGCAGATAGGTTGACCGATATTAAGCAAGTTAAAACAACAAATAACCATCTCATGCTAATAAATAGTTACGGAAGCTTAAGAATAGCCTCTGCTAGTCCCTTTTTTAATGCTGACGATACTGTCATCTTTTCAAAAGGCATTTGTCCCTCTTGAACCTCCAATAACATAGTTCTAACTTCTGTTGCTGATTCACCAATACCATCGTACTTAGATCCTTTGTAATGAAGACGAACGCCGACTTGAGTAATCTGTTCTGTTTTTTCTACACCAGCAATTCTTAGTGTGTTTTTTGGAATACCAAAGTAGTAAACCTCAACCCAAATTGAAGCACCCTCTGGTGATAGACAGTATTTCTCAGAAAGGTAATCTTCTGCAATTTGCTTGATACCAAATTTAATATCCCTGCTTCCCAGTTCTCTAACCTTTGCGGTTACGAATACAGAGTCAACTTTAACACAAGTCTCTTGAGCAAATAAAAAAGATGGGATGATCAATAATAAAAATAATAGTGATTTCATAATTAATAGCTTACTTGCCCTTTGTATCCTGGGGCGATCAAATAATAGTTTGCGTTTGTGGTTCCTGACACTGGAGTGTTTATTGTTATATTAGCAACGCCAGGTATTGTTGTTCGTAGGTCTGTTGTACCAGTTGTGAGCGATGTATACTGAGCTGGTGTATATAATCTAAGAGCTGGCCAAGTTGGAGCAGTTAAGTTTCTCTTTTTATTAATGTAGTATGCATCCGATACTGTGATTGCACCATCATTATTCACATCGTATTGATTGAAGTGTATTGACTTTCTAACAATCTTAGACAGAATCACATCCGTTGGAGCAATGACATCAGTGTTTGTTATTGTGGTAACTGGATTAGCAACATCTAGTTGAATATAATATTCCTTAGATGGATCGTATGGTTCGCTAAACGAATAGTATCCTGATGAGTTTGTATATGCTGTTTTATATAAAGTCCAAGACGATGTTGTTACTATATACTCAAACTCTAGTACGTAGGGTAGTGATTGGTTATTTGGTAAATCATTCCATCTTCCACTCCCAACAAATTGCACATAATCCTCATTACCGGCATTGTTAGGTTCTCCTGGATTCCAAGATGTGTAAGAATAGGTTTCTCCAGTAACCCATTTCCAAGTACCCTCAGTTACCTCATCTGTTAAACCA